TATATTGGTGCGGTGGTATTCGGAGTTGGGGCGACATCTGATCTCGTGAAGAGCTACAGGTTGTCAGCGACGGAGGGCTGCGAACTGGTGTGTGTGGCGCTGATGCGCCATCTGTCGTCAGTGTCGCGCATTGTAGCGATAGCCCTAAGGTTGTTGAAACATGCAAATCCTGGATTGAGGCTTGTGGTGTCATTTGCTGACCCTGAACATGGTCACGTCGGTGGCATTTATCAGGCTGGAGGTTGGGTGTTTGCCGGGATGTCGCAGCCGTCCGAAGAGTATCTGGTGAACGGCAAGCGCTGGCATGGGCGGGCTTTTCGTGCCTCAAAGCCCGCCCATCTGACTACTAGGCAAGCGCTGATGCAGATGGACCCGAACTATAAGATCATCATGGGTACGTCAAAGTATCGCTATCTGTATCCCCTAGACGCCGCCATGCGGGCGCAGATCGCGCCATTGGCTAAACCATATCCAAAACGCGGCCCAGGCGAAATAGATAACGCGCCGGGAACCAACCCGGAAACTGGCGGCGCAAGTCCGACCGGGCCGCTCCTGTCGGCGGATTGATTTTACTTTTTTGACATATGGGCAAGCAGCGTTACACCACTAAGCAAGTCATCGCGGCCCTCGTAAAAACGAAGGGGCTGGTGTACTTGGCCGCGAAAGATTTGGGTTGTGAGCCGGCCACCATTCACAACTACGCCAAACGCTACGCGGCGGTGCGCGAAACGATGGTCTCCGCGCGCGGCGAGATCGTGGACGTGGCCGAGGCCAAGCTGTATAACGCCATGCACGCTGGCGAACAGTGGGCGGTGCTGTTCACGCTGCGCACGCAGGGCAAGGCGCGCGGCTATGTGGAGCGCGTGCAGCAGGAAGTCGGCACGCCCGAAGATTGGCGCGACGAAGCCCGCAAGGCTGGGCTTGACCCGGATAAGCTGGTGCGCGACCTCGCCAAGAAACTACCCCAACTGAAAGATATGGATGAGCAAACTTAGCGTCGTGATTCCGTCCGCTGACCCGCGCTTCCTGGCGCAGACGGTGAACGGCCTGTTCGCCAACGCGCAAGACGAGATCGAAGTGGTCGTGTCGCTTGACGGCATCGAAGCGCCGCCGGAACTGCGCCCGCGCCACAACCTGATTGTGCTGCGGCACCCGCGCGTGGGCATGCGCGGCTCGCTCAACCTGGCGCGGCCGCACGTCACCGGCGACTACATGATGAAGACCGATGAGCACTGCCTATTCGCGCCCGGCTTCGATGCGGTGCTCAAAGCTGACACGCCCGACCACTGCATGACCATCCCGCGCCGCTACAGTCTCGACGCCGAGAACTGGGCCATTGAGAATAACCCGAAGGGGCCGCGCGACTACCACTACCTGACGTCGCCCGTCTGGTCGATCCGCGAGCGCAGCGACTACAGTATCCAGGGCATGGAGTGGCCCGAGCGCACGCGCCAGCGGCTGCATGGCCACGACGTTGACGAAACGATGAGCCTGCAAGGCTCGTGCTATTGCATGACGCGGGCGCACTACGAGCGCCTGGGGCCGCTACAGGAGCAGGGCTACGGCACGTTCGCGCAAGAGCCGCAGGAGCTAGGGCTGAAGACGCAACTCGGCGGCGGCCAGATGCTGACCACGAAACGGACGTTTTATTGTCACCTTCACAAAGGAAAAAAATACGGTCGTGGTTATCGACCCAACAAAGAAGAGATAGCATCGGGCCATGAGTTTAGTGCGTGGTATTGGGTGACTGACCAGTGGGCAGAACGGAAAATGAACTTCAAGGATTTTATTGCGAAGTGGTTGCCCCTGCCGGGGTGGCCCGCTGACACTCTCGAGAATTGGGAAAAGTATTTCCCGGCCGGGGCGACGTTGGAAGAACTCAAGGAACGGGCGCGTGGCTAACGGTCTGATTTACTGCATCACTAACACGACCAACGGCAAACAATACGTTGGTCAAACAATTATGTCATCAGCGGTTGTGCGCTGGCGTCAGCATGTAATGGCGGCGCTGAAAGGCTCGACCGATTGCGATGCCTTGTTTGCCGCCATTCGCAAATATGGCGAAGCCGCGTTTGTAGTCGAAGAGATAGAGCGCACGGCTGACATGGACGCTCGGGAGCAGTTTCATATTGCGCGGCTGGGGTCGCTGTCCCCAAACGGGTATAACCTTACTCCCGGTGGCATCCGCTTCGAGATGACCGCCGAGACCCGTAAAAAGATTAGCGCCGCCAACGCCGCTGTACTGCATACACCAGAATGGAACGCCAACATGGCGGCGGCGCTAAAGGGGCGTGTAGTTTCTGAAGAGACCAGGGCAAAACTTAGTGCTGCCAAGCGTGGTAAGCCAGGCTATATGCCGACTGCCGAGCAGAGGGCTGCCCGCAGCGCACGCATGATGGGCAACAAGAACGGGCAAGGCAACAAAGGTAAACCACTGACCGAAGAGACAAGGGTCAAACTTAGCCAAGCTCGAACCGGCACAAAGTTGTCAGATGAGCACAAGCGCAAGATAAGCATATCGCTTATTGGAAATACCCGGCGGCATGATTACGAGTTGAAGCGGGTGGCAGATGAGCAAAGTTAGCGTGCTCCTGGCGGCGCGTGGCGAGACCCGACTAGGCCGGATGGTGGATCACCTGTTCACACGGTTGGCCGGTGATTTTGAAATCATCGTTATTCAGGATGGGCCTCCCTATCAAAACATTCCTGAACGCCAACGCTTGACCGTGGTCAATGCTCCCTATCAGGGGTTGTATCCGAGCCTCAACCAGGCGGCGGCGCTGGCGACGGGAAAATACCTGCTCAAATTTGATGCCCACTGTTCAGTGAGTGAAGGCATTGACGTGGCGATGGCTGATGCCATGCAGCCCAACTGGATTTTACTGCCGCGATTTTTTACGATGGATGAGGCGGTTTGGGGGCCAGACCTTAGTAAGCCTTATTGTGATCACTGGAAAATTCCATGCCCCTTGACCGATCCGAAGGGGTACAGATTTCAGGCATCGGGTTATTGGTTTGAGCGCACCGAAGCGCGCAAGGCTATTGGCCCGCTCGACGAGAGCATGTTCATGCATGGTTCGGGCTGGATGGTGGAGCGCGACTTTTTTATCAACAAGCTCGGCGGCGCTGATAGCGTTGGGTATGGCGTGTCTTACATGGAGCCTGCCCAATTCGCTCTCAAAACATGGCTGGGGCCATGGGATGGCCGCGTGATGGTTTTGAAAACGGCATCATACAGTCACCTGCATCAGCAGGCCAGCGCGCGCGGCTACGGCATCTCGATGCGCGAAATCAAGCGCTCATATCTGTGGACGGCCGAGCACTGGATGCGCAACGAAGACCGCCAGCAGGTCAAGCCGCTGGGCTGGCTGATTGACCGCTTCGCGCCCGTGCCGACGTGGCCCGAGAACTGGCGCGAACTGCAAGCCCGCTATGATGCGCTCCACCCGCGCGTGACGGCATGACCATAACCCTGACCTGGATTTTACCGTCGCCGCCCGAGCCGGATGAGAACGGAGAAATCCCGTGGTCTATTGACAATGGCGACGGCTCAATGACGCTGGCGATGAAGCATGTTGAGACGGGCGCAGTGCGCGAGTTGAAGATAGATGAGTTTTGGCGCATGGCAAATAAGGCGAAGCCATGAGCGACCTGACCATCCTGTACTACACCGCCAACCGGCTGACTGAGCCGACGGCGGCCCGCATCCGGGCGCACCTGTGGGCGCAGGTCAAGGGCCGGCACGCCATCGTGAGCGTGTCGCAGAAGCCCATCGACTTCGGGCGCAACATCTGCGTGGGCGACATCGGCGCGAACAAGTACAACGCCTACTGGCAAATCCTGCGCGGCGTGATGACCATTCAGACCGAGTATGTGGCCACGGTCGACGACGACGCGCTGTACACCTGGGAGCACTTCAGCCACCGCCCGCCGCCCGGCGAGTTCTGGTACGAAACGAACTACTGGTTCTGCCAGGACGGCAAGGACTACTACTGGCGTCCGCGCGACCTGGAAACGAAGGGCGGCGGCATGTGGAGCTGCATCGCGCGCACCGACACGCTCTCGGCTAACTTGCAGGCCCGCTTCGAGCACTTCCCGACGCCTGAGTCGGTGCGTGAAAATATGTGGTGGGGCGAGCCGGGCATCCGTGAAGGCGACCGGCTGTACGGGCGGCGCGACGGCCTGAAGCGCATCTGCTCCGAGCAGCCGTGCGTGGTGTTCGTGCATACGGCGGCGATGGGGTATACGCAGTTGTCGCGCTTCCATCGCCGCTACGGCCCGCCGCCGCCCGAGAACGTGGCGCAGACGCTGCCCGGCTACGGCACGGTCGCGGACTTGCGGCGTGAGTTCTGGAGCGAAAGGGAAACAGCGTGAATACTTACAGAGTCGAGATCAATGGCGGTGAAGACGCTATGATAAAGGCTGAATATGTGGAGGTCACCGAAGCTGGCGCTCTCCTGTTTTACTCTAAAGGCGACAAGGGCGAGCAGAAAAGCTTGGTAATATTTGCGCCTAAAACTTGGGTAGAAGTTGAGCAACAGTAACCAATGCCAATAATCGGCCACGGCGACATCGCATCTGCCATCATTGACCGGCCCGACCGCCTGTACTTTTGCAGCGGCGTGAGCAACAGCGGCGAGACGCGCGAGAGCGAGTATCGGCGTGAGTACCAGTTACTGCTAAAACAGCCGGTCAGCGCGCATCTGGTCTACTTCTCGTCGTTGTCGATTTACTCTAAGTACGGGCGCTATCAGCAGCATAAACGTGCTGTGGAAGAATTGATCCAAAACATCTTCCCGCTATACGCCATCATCCGCATCGGCAACATTGACTGGGGCAGCAATCCGCACACGCTGATAAACCATCTGCGTAAGCGCTACGCCATGCAGGCTGAGCTAGAGATACAGGACGTGTACCGTTACATTATCAGCCGCGACGAGTTCCGCGCCTGGCTGGATCTCATCCCGGACGACCACTCGGTCGAATACAATTGCTACGGCCGGCGCTTGAAAGTGGCTGACATCGTGCGCGAGTACGTCTACGGCCAGGCGGTGCCGGCATGACCACGGCGCTCAACATGCGCGTCTCATCGCGCTACGGCACGCACTTGCCGGTGCTCATGGCGGCGGTGGCGCGCACGGCCGGCTCGGTGCTGGAGCTAGGCATCGGCGCGTTCAGCACGCCCTACCTGCACTGGGCCTGCGCCTTCGCCCACCGGCCGCTGCTTTCGGTCGAGAGCGCCGGGCCGTATGCCGAGTGGGCCAAGTGGTACTCGCGGGGATTGCACTTCGTTCTGCCGGTAGACAACTTCGACGCCGCGCCCATCGAAGCGAAATTCTGGGACGTGGCCCTGGTGGATCACTCGCCGTCCGAGCGCCGTGTGACCGAGATTGCTCGGCTGGCGCAGTGCTGCCGCTTTGTCGTCATCCATGACAGCAACGGGCGGTACGAGAAGGACTACCACTACTCGACCATCTATCCGCTGTTCAAGCACCAATACACCTTCACCGGCCTGGAGCCGAGCACGACCGTGCTGAGCAACTTCGAGCAGTTTGGAGCGCTGGAACTGTGACTGACCCGCTGGCTTACATCATGCAGAAGTTCAACGTGCCGCCGGACGCGGCCTCGCCCATCGGCCTGCGCCTGTCGCGGCACGGCGGGCTGACGACGCTCTGGCGCGAGTTGGGGTATACGCGCATAGCTGAGATTGGAACCGAGCAGGGCAAGTTCGCGGAAGAGATACGCCGAGATAATCCAGATGCCCGAATCGTTTGCATTGACCCGTACCAGGCGTATGACCGCTATGAGCAGCATCAGACGCAAGCGAAGTTAGACCGCTATTATCTGGAAGCTCGGGCACGGCTATCACCGCTCCAGATTGAGTTATTCCGCGTTGACAGTCTGAATGGCGCGAGTTTTTTTGAGCCAGGCTATTTTGACGCCGTATTCATCGACGCCAACCACGCCTACGAGTTCGTGCGTGACGACATTGCGGCCTGGGCGCCGAAGGTGCGCCGCGGCGGCATGGTCGCGGGCCACGACTACAAGCCGGAAGGGCAGGAGCGCAAGCCGCTACCGTTCGGCGTCATTCAGGCCGTGACGGAATACACCGCCGCGCACGGCATCGCGCCGTACTTCCTGACCAAGAGAGATAAGTGTCCCAGTTGGTTTTGGATCAAGCAATGATGGTCATTCTCTTAGTTGAGTTGGCCTGCCTGGTTTACCTGGTGGTCGGGCTGCTCAGGGAGTTGCAACGATGAAAATCGCAGTCATCGGTTACGGCGTCGTGGGCAAGCATATGGTCGCCGACATTGAGCGGGCCGGGCATACAGCCGTCGTGCATGACGTGCGCACCATCGCCCACCACAACGCCAGCCACGAGGAAGTCAACGCCTGCGAGGCCGCGTTCGTGTGCGTGAGCACGCCGCCCGCGCCGGACGGCTCGTGCGACACCAGCGCCATTGACGACGTGTTCGCGTGGCTGCGCGTGCCGGTGGCGATTATCCGCAGCACTGTACCGCCAGGGACGACTTGGCGACTTAGGAGTGTGTATGTTGAACACCCCGAAATAGTGTTTTGCCCTGAGTTCATCGGCGAAGGCGTCAACGCGCCCTACAACGCCATGCGCCAGCCACCGTTCGTCATCATCGGCGGTACTTCTAAAACGTCTCTACACATGGCGTCAGAAGTCTTCGCCAAGCTCTACAATTCAGAGTGTGAGCACATTTACCTGGACAGCACTACCGCCGAGTTGGCGAAGTACGCCGAGAATTACTTCCTGGCACTGAAGGTGTCATGGGCCAATGAGTTGTACAACGTGGCTCAGGTGGTCGGCGCTGACTTCCCGGCCATGATGGCGGCGGTGACGCACGACTACCGCATCGGGCGCTCGCACACGCACGTCTACGCCGACAAGCGCGGCTACGATGGGCGCTGCCTGCCGAAGGACACGAGCGCGCTGCTGGCGCTGGTGGGCGCTGAGACCGCGCCGCTGCTGGCCGCCATGATTGCCGTCAACGAAGCGCGAAAGGAACAGGCATGAGCCTGCCCGCTTGCTGTCTCGACCTGGAACTGGAACTGCGGCAACTGCTGTTCCCAGAGACGTTGGATGACGCCGGCCGCGAGTTCGTGGCCGCGCACGGGCTGGAGACCATGCCGCTGTACGAACTGCGCGGGCGCGTCTCTGACCTGGGCCTGGCTGACAACGGCGAACGGCGCGTCAAGCTGCGCCACCGCTGCCAGCACTTGCAGGATGACGGGCGCTGCGGGATTTACGACAACCGCCCGACCATCTGCCGCGACTTCGACTGCGCCGTGCGCCATGACTGTGCCTGTCTAGGGCGCGGCGTTATGTCTGAGATTGTGATGGTCAATGCCTGACCTGTCCATTCTCATCCCGTCCTGCAACGAAGAGTTCCTGCCGCACACGGTGCGCGACCTGCTGGCGCACTTCGAGGCCGACTCCGAGATCATTGTCGTCATCAACGGCACGATGATGACCTACACCTTTCCGGAAGACCCGCGCCTGCGGGTGCTGAAGTACGATGCCCAGATCGGCCAGCGGGCGGCGCAGAACGTGGCGGCCCGCGCCAGTTCGGCCAGGTACGTGATGAAGATGGACGCCCACTGTGCGATTGAGCCGGGCTTTGACCGCAAGATGATCGCGGCCATGCAGGCGGCGGGCGATGACGTGACGCTGGTGCCCACCATGCGCAACTTAGACGTGTTCTGGTGGGTGTGCGACTTCTGCGGCTGGCACCGCGGACAGGGGCCGAAGCCGGAACAATGCGACGAGTGCAACGCCGACGCTACGCACTTCGAGAAAAAGATCATCTGGAACCCGAAGCCCAACCCAAGCAGCACCGCTTACCGTTTCACCAACACGCTGCAATTCAAGTACTTCGATGAGCTGCACGAGCGCCACAAGCGGGAAGGGCGCACGGGGCTGCGCGAGACCATGAGCCTGCAAGGCTCGTGTTTCATGGCGGCCCGGGCCGCCTACTGGGAGCGCGAGTTGTGCGATGAGAGTTGGGGCAACTGGGGCCAGCAGGGCAGCGAGGTGGCGCTCAAGACCTGGCTGTCGGGCGGGCGCGTGCTGTGCACGCTCGACACCTACTACGCGCACCTGTTCCGCACACAGAAGGGCTTCGGCTTCCCGTTCGGCGGCGTCAACGCCTCGCAGGAGAAGGCGCGCCGCATCTGCCAGGACATCTTTCTAAATGACAAGTGGCCCAAGCAGACGCGCCCGCTGGCCTGGCTGTTAGATCGCTTCTGGGACTTGCTGGCCGTGCGCGCCGAAGCGCTCATGCCGGTACGCAGCAACTATCCCGGCAACCCGGACGGCGACAAGAAGTACAACGAGCACCTGGACGACTGGAACCATCGCTGGACGCAGGTCGAAGTGGATCGCCTGAAAGCGCGCGGCTTCCGGGGCGCGACCCTGCCGCCGTCGAAGGGTATGATTTACTACACCGACAACCAATTGCCCGAGACCATCGCCGCGCCTGTGCGCGAGCGGCTGCTGGACATCAGCCGCGCCCAGGGCCTGCCGATCACGACCGCGGCGCTGGGGCGGCGTCTGAAGTGGGGCACGACCAATATCTACTTTCACTCCCTGAAGCGCGGCCCATTGGCGATGTTCAAGCAGATCCTCGGGGCGCTGGAGAATAGCCGCGCCGAGATCGTGTTCTTCTGCGAGCATGACGTGCTGTATGATCTGTCTCACTTCGAATTCACGCCGCCAGATCGGACGAAGCTCTATTACAACTTGAACCTATGGCAGGTGCGCGCCAGCGACGGTCACGCGGTGTATTGGGACGCCAAGCGCGTCTCGCAGTTGTGCGGCTACCGTGACGTGCTGATTGAGCACTACCGCAAGCGCGTGGCGAAGGTCGAAGCCAACGGCTACAGCATGGCGATGGGCTATGAGCCGGCCAGCCACAACCGCGCCGAGCGCGTGGATGATTTGCAGTCCGACACCTGGCGCAGCGCCCAGCCCAACTACGATCTGAAGCACGGGCACAACCTGTCGCCGACGAAGTGGACGCTGGCCGACTTCCGCACCGCCCCGACCGGCTGGCAGGAAGTCGAGCGGCTCGACGGCTGGGTGCCGCTGGGGGTGGCGGCATGACCATTACGTTAGTCGCCGGGCAGTCCGGCGGCGCGTCCGGGCCAATCAGCACGCCGCCAACTAAGGCGTTTGCCGGCAACGTCACGGCCGGCAACATCATCATTGTGCTGGGGATGCGCTCCGACTCCCTGGGCGGCTCGTTTGCGGCGAGCGATTGCACGAAGACGGCGGGCACGGCCACGATTGGCGCTATCACGCTGGAAAGCCAACTGTCCGCTTCCAATCTGCTAAGCGGTGTTTGGTCGTGTCAGGTCACGGGTAGTGGCAGCTGCACGATGGGGCTAACGTCGCCCAGTGGCAAGTATACGAACATCGCCATCGCCGAATTCAATTCCACACTTGGGGCTATCTCATTCCTGGCAGCCACGAACAAGACCGGCAGCGGCGCCAGCGGCGCGCCTGCCACCGCCAGCGCCACGTCTACCATCTCAAACTCCATCTTCATCGGAGTTGTCACGACCGACTTCTCCGGCACGCATACCGTCGATACCGGCTTCACACAGATTTACGAGGAAGAGAATAACGCCTCGTTAGTGACCGGCAACGCCGAATACAAGATCGTCGGCGCGGTCAGCAGCACCGTCTCTTGGCTAGCGCCGACCACGACCCCCTGGACGGCGGCGTCGGCCGTCTATCAGGAACCGTCCGGCGGTGCCGGTTCGGCCTCCATTTCGCCCAGCGCCAGCGCCAGCCCGTCATCATCCGTTTCTAAGTCGGTCTCGCCTTCCGCGTCGGTCTCGCCGTCATCGTCAGTTTCTAAATCCGTCTCGCCGTCCGCGAGTAAATCCCCGTCGGCCAGCAAGTCGCC